GGAGATATTGGATCACCTCCACGTTATTTGCGTAACGCACCGGCAAGAAATAGTGCTACGTTGCTAATAGCCCATGTATCACGTTGCCGGCGTAACCTTTGTTCTGTCTTTTTATTATTCTTTATTTCCGCTTTCAACTCGTTCAATGATTCGGAGGCTGTTTCCAATGAGCTCGCCTGCTCGGTTATTAGTTCCGATGCTTTCGCTAACTCTTGCCCCTGTTTCTCGTTGATAGTTTTGAGCTCGGCCAATTCCTTGCTCCGTTCTTCGTTGATAATCCTCAATTCGTTCAATTCGGTCGCTTGCTTGGCGGTTAAGGTCTGAGCCTCGTTCAATGACAAGTTTGAGCTCTTGATTAAGGCGTCTGCTTGTATCAAGTTCCCTTTGAGTTCGTTCCAACTTGTCAATGGCACGTTGATAGTTGGCTCTTGCGGTGAAGTAGCCGTCAATGAGTTGGCATGCACCAATGAGGAGCAACAAACAACCACAACCAATAATAAGCCGCTTAATAGTAATCTGAGATTTAAACGCATTGATGTAGTTCGTGATTTTCTCATACATATCTAGCCCCCTATTTAGTCAAGATCATCCCAACGTGCTGCATACCCTCGTACATCAACGTGTACGAAATCTTGATTATAATATCGTCCAATGCCGTCGGCACCACACTCCTCAGCCACTTCCGCAAGATAATCCACGTTAATGCCGTCATAAGTAATGTCGGCTGCTACGCCCTGCACGTGATAAGAATTAGGCACGCCCCCGACTTCCTCATTATGTTCAGGGCAACGGTAACCACTATTGATATATAACGGAACCCCTAAGCGTTCACGAATTCTGTCAAGTAAATCGACCAATCTTTTATCGATGATATGGTCCAATTTATTATGGCCATTTTCATCGACTTCATGACGATGACAACTGCAAGCGAACTCGTAATCATCAAAGTATGTACCTATTTTCATTATATGCACCTCCAATTAAAAATAGGGCCACAATTATGCAGCCCTATATAAAAACCTTATTTCTTTAAAAGCATGTCAATTTTAGATTGAACCAAATCTAACAACCCTGTAATGGTAGTATTGCCACCGTCTCGCATGTTCTCCAAAATGGAGAGAAATTCGACACTGGCAAGATACAACCATACAAGATTGACTGCGAAAGCGTACTGCCCTGCCATGAAATCAAAGCACCACGCACTCGCAGTCGCCAGACAATATGTTAACACCTTTGTAATGAAAGGCTTACGCATATGTTTGGACGATATAAGCCCTTTCCCCCATGCAGCCGGAATGGCTATGTATTTGTCAAAACCGCTGATGTTTTCAGGACTAGCCCCAAGATCAACCAACATTTGATAGCCAATCGCAGACCACTTTGTAAATAAATCTAAAAACACTAGGCATATGAATATGCCTAACACCTGTACGTGTTTAAGACCTAACATGTATATACCGACTTCCGCAACTACCGCAAGCAAGGCTTTAATGGCGAACGACTCAGTAAGCATTCGCCAAGCCTCTTCCAAGAAGTGTGTAAATTCTCCCATGCATTCCCCTTATTATGAATTATAATGCGTCTAATGAGCCTGTTCCTCTATTAACATATACCCCATCAACATATTGAATGCTTGAATTATCAAGTGTTAATTGAATAGTTCTTTCCAATGTGTTCACAGTTACTGTGCCTTGATTAAATGCGATACTGAAATTAATGTTAGTAGGTTGTTTCACAATAAATGTTAAGCCACTATATTTGTAAGGTGCATTATCATTATCAACGATTGTTTTATTCTCATTGCTGATAATTTCAAGTGTTTCAATATCAGACTTATTCCATTTGCCAAGCCAATTGAATGAATTTCCGTTATATGTAGCCAATCGCAACACCAATTTGCGACCATATTTCTCGAACTTCGCACCGGTTGTGTCTGTAAATGTTTCATCAGCTGTTGCGGATTCTAAACCTTTAATGGATATACTACCAACTTCACGATCAGCCAAATCAAAATACACCACACGGATATCATCATGACCAAACGGAGCAATTGGAACACGCATATTGTCAGTTTCAAATTCACGTTGTTTGCCACCATTTACAGAAACCTTGAAGTGTGGTTCCCCTTTAAGGTCGAGGAACTCTTGGCCTTCAACAGGTTGGAAATACTCCAATTCTTTGAAGGTTACATTGATAGAATCGCTTAACAATTCAACCAATTTCGCAAGAACTGTTTCAACACTAGAATCTGTAAGATATACGTTCTTTTGTTTGAGCAATTCTGCTGCTCGTTCAGCGCTTGCCGGCTCACCTTTTGGGCCTCTTAGACCTTGTTCGCCCTTTTCGCCACGCTCACCACGTTGGCCATCCTCGCCCTTTTCACCTTTTGGGCCTCTTAGACCTTCAAGCAAGTTCATTGTAGTAGCTGTGTCGAATTTAATGTTAAGTATATTTTCTGCCATGATTGTATCTCCTTATTAATGCATTGAAATATCCGGAATTACTGTGATTTTGCCGATGCCGATTTTGATGCTGTTGGTGTCATTGAAAATAAATGCATCATACATCAAATTTCGGCTGATTATTTGCTTTTTAGCTGTAATCTTGCCTAAAAGCGTGAATGTGATTCTCTTATCCTCGACTGTCGGCTCTAGTTCGAAGATAACCCCTTCATCGTGCCTTTTACGGATTTTGCACACACCTTGAAATCCATTGAGAGTCATGTCGCTATCAGATGGAACCTCATAGATGATGCGGAAATCTTGGCCTTGATGAAGTTCAAAATCGTGTTTGACCATAAGCCACCACCTTGTAAATTAAAACTATCGCCTAATGGCTATACACAACACAAATAAAGTGCCAATGCCTGTAGTAACTAACCTACCATAATTAGTATCTCCGCCGGTAATAGAGGCCGAATAAGCTGCACACTTATCATCGTAATCGATGCCGGCATTCACTCCATGATCATAACTTTTATGCGAGATAAATTTAGAGAATTGAATTTTCAAATTAGTAGGCTTATAGTTATAGCGGTTTTCTTCTCGTCTCCATTCTTCTCTTGTAGGAGCCTTTTGCTCTACGTTGTAACCTACAGGAATAAACGTGCAATCCGCTCGGTTATATCCTTTTGGAACAGGGCAATAATCACCATGTCGCACTTGGAACACTTGAATGTCGAGATTCTTAACCTCGAAACCGGCTTGATAGATTGATTGAGCATCAATCCTTGAACCGGTTATATTAGCACCGACAATATTGCCATTTTTATCGATTCGGAATGTATTGTTTTCATTCTTGAAGGTGGTTCCTGTGATATCACCACCACGCAATGAACCGATGTTTGCAGAAATTGAGGATAAACTATCCACTTGCATATTTCGAGCGGTTACGCTGTTGGCTTGGAGCATCTTATTAGTGATGATATTGTCATCAAATAATGCTTGCCCTGTAACGTGCAACAGCTTGCCATCAATCCGAGTGCCGGCCGGTGTGAGGTTGATTCTGCTTATGAGTTCCTCGCCATCAAGTTTCCCAATAGCTTGCGTAACCTTCAATTCAAACCCTTGTGAGATTTGGGTTATTTGAGAGGATACATTCTTATTGAGGTCTGACAATGATCGTTGATATGCGTTTGCTTGGTCGATGATTCTGTTGCTCAAACCATTCACATTGGTTTTTACAGTTCCCATCTCGCTCTGTAAGGCCTTAACAGCCTTGTCCATAGCATCGAGTCCAAGTGATTCCATATCTAGTAATGCCTTATCGATTTTGGCTTTTACAGTTACATCGATTACATCTGTTCGAGGGCCTTCGCCAAATATATCAGTAAACGCAACACTTACTGAATACACTCCGGCATCTAATGGAATGCTTATCACATTATTAGGTGTGAAATAAACTTTGGAGCCAACATAGACATTCATGCCTTTGCATCCAACAGGAATTGTTTCGGTAGAAACCCCAATACCATTCATACTGCCAACCGCTTGCACTTGGCTCGGTTTCTTAGGTTGTGGAACATTATATGTTACTTCGGAAGGTGCGCCATAGCCTTTTGATGGGTTATGTGCGTATAGATACACTTTTCCGCTGCGATTCTTCAACACACCACTATAGGTTGTGTTATTACTGCGACCAATCAATCCATCAGTTTGGCCAACCTTCAAATCAAGTCTGAGTTCATAGAAATCGATATCCGCATTCCTAACCTCTAACCAATTGAAGTGAGCCATATCGCTGAACGAGATGGAGAATCCTTGCGGTGCATTTGGAACCTCTGTTTTCATCGCCACAGTAATGCTCTTAGTAACACCTTGCGAAGTGTTTCCATGAGAGTCCTTGACGATAGCTTTCACTTCGTAAGTATGTCCAAGTTCGCAACCGCTAATAGAGATTTGACCGTTACCATTACCGCCATACTTCCAAACTGCATTGCCCTCACGATACCATAGCTCGACTGTATCAAAGCTATTAATTTGAGGTGTATCAAACTGAGCCACAACATCAAAGGATAATACCCCATTTCCTATTTTGTAGTACTTAGTGAATAACGTTAAATTATTCACTTCTGGGATATAATAAGGCACAATCTTATACTGATATTCCCTTACCTCATCAAGCCCCTGTTCGTTACTACCGAATACATTTAA